CTGTTGCCACCCCCGCCGGTACAGGCGGACAAGGTGGAACCCCCGCCGGCAATGCCGGTGGACAAGGTACTGCAACGCCCGGCGCCACTGGCACGCCGGCTAATACCAATGCTGGTACTTCCACATTCTACGATAGCGTTGCTGACGCTGGCGTAAAGGAATGGATCGGCACGAAGGGCTTTCAGAATTGGGAAAGCGTTGCGAAGTCGGCCCATAGTCTCGAAAAGATGATTGGCGCTCCGGCCGATGAAGTCGTGCGTATTCCGCGTGGTGCTACACCGGAACAGACCCGCGCCGTGTTGGCGAAGCTCGGGTTGCCGGACACTTCCGACAAGTACGAGATTGCACCGCCGCCAGAAGGCACCGCGGTCAATGAGAACGCGGTAAAGTGGTCCAAGGAGATTTTCCATAAGATCGGTCTTACGACTTCGCAGGCGAAAGAGTTATCGCAGGCGTGGTCGGAAATGAACGCCGGTCTACTGACGCAGCAAGCGAAAGACTACGACATTGCCTACGAAGCCGACGTGAAGGCGCTTCAAGGCGAGTGGCGTGCGGGTTTCGACACCCAGATGGCGAAGGCGGCCAATGCGGCAAAGTCGCTTGGTTTCTCCGGTGAAATGATCGACGCGATGGAAGCGGCGGTTGGCTACGGACAGACGATGCGTTTCTTTGCATCACTTGGCGAGAAGCTGGGCGAGGCGAAATTCGTGGAAGGCAGCGGTCAAGCATCTTCTACCGGGTTTGGCACGACGATGACGCCGGCCGAAGCGAAGCGCGAGTGGCTTAAAATGTCCACCGATCCGGGTATGCAGGCGGCATTGATGAACAAGCAGCACCCGGCTCACGAAGAGGCGATGCGCAAGAAGTCTCAACTCATGGAGTTAGGGGCTGCTGGTTAAATGGTAAAACGGGACTGGCTATTTGCTAGTAAAGCTCGATCACATAGGCAATGGGTAAGGCTGAAAAGTAGCCGTATTAAACCATTATTGTATCAAGCAAAGGCAAGAGCTAAGGCCCGCGGTCTACCTTTTGACCTAACAGTGGAATGGGCGCAGCGCACCTTTACAGGTCGCTGCGCTCTTACTGACGTTGAATTTGTAAATTATCCTGTTCAAATACGTGGACAAGGGCCAAAACCCTATTCTGCGAGTATAGATCGTATTGATCCAAAGAAAGGATATGTGCAGGAAAATTGCCGCTTTGTGATATTTGCGGTGAATGCTTTTCGCGGCACTCTTGGTGATCAAGGTATGTACGATCTTGCACATATCCTCTCTAAAATTGATAGGCGTGCTATAGCTGCTTAACAAGTGTGGTATACTATAGGCGTAGGTGGACAAGCGCCCGCCCCACCGAGGCAGCCGGGAATAGACCGGCATCGGCCCCCGCTAGGGACAAGCCAATTCGACGACCGAACAGGCTTCAACCCTAGAGAGGGCTTCTACTATGGCTGACTTTATAACAACTGCCTTCGTTAATGATTACAAGACCACTGTACAATTCCTTCTGCAACAGATGGGTTCCCGTTTCCGGGCCGCTGTTACGGAAGACAGCTACAAGGGTCAACAGGGCAAGAGCGTCGAGCAGTTTGGCTCTGCGACGGCCCAAAAGCGCACCTCGCGCAACAGCGACACCCCGAACATCGACTTGCAGCAAGACGCTCGTTGGGTTTTCCCCAATGACTACGAGTGGGGCAAGATCGTTGACGACCAAGACAAGCTGCGGATGATCATCGACCCGACTTCGCCTATTGCGCAGGCTGCGGCCTTCGCCATGCAGCGTGGTCAGGACGATGAGATCATCAACGCTTTCTTCGCTCAGTCGTTCACCGGCCAGTTCGGTACGACTACTGAGAATTTCGACACCACAAATTACAAGGTGGCGAACACGGTCGGCGGCGCGTCCAGCGGTATGAACGTCGCCAAGTTGCAGGCGGCGATGAAGGCGCTGATCAAGGCGAACAAGGGTGAGCTTCGTGAGCCGGCGTACTGCGCCATTTCTTCGGAAGAGCATGACGCGCTCTTGAAGGAAACGCAGGTGTCCAACAAGGATTTCAACGGTGGTGCTGCGGTGCTCGAAGATGGCCGCGTTAAGCGGTTCATGGGCTTTGAGTTCATCATCACCGAACGGTTGTTGACCGACAGCACTGGCACCTATCGCCTGTGCCCGGCTTGGCTCAAGTCCGGTATGCACCTTGGCATCTGGGAAGACATTGTGGCGAAGATTGCGGAACGTACCGACAAATCCTTCTCCACGCAGGTCTATACCCGCATGACGATCGGTGCGACGCGCCTGATGCAAGGCAAGGTCATCCAGTTGGAATGCACGATCTAACGGTCAGGACAGGAGTAACACACAATGACTGACGCAACTCCACTCTACTCGGGCCTGATCACGGATATTAATGCCGTCCCGGCCGTCAAGCACGATCCTTACGACTTTGGCGGGGTTGCCCGCGAGGTTGTAGGTGTCCTAACTCTCACGGCCGCACAAGTTACTGCCGCGGCTGCGGGTGATCAATGGGCCATGGTCCGTGTTCCGACACAGGCACGCCCGACCGGCGTATTCCTGACCAGCGACAAACTGGACAGCAATGCCTCTCCTACACTCAAGGTTGACTTGGGGCTTTATACGCCGTCTTCGAGCGCCGGCCCTGGCACGGCGGTATCTGCGACGTTGTGGTTGTCTGCCGCGACGACTTTCCAGGCCGCGGTTCTTGGCGTCGATCAGTCTCTTAGCATCGTGGCGTCGAAGCAGGCGCAGCGGTTCTGGGAATTGGCTGGCGCTTCGAGCGATCCGGGCGGCTTCTACGACATTTGCTTCCAGGTTACTGCTGCGGCGGCTACAGGCGCAGCGGGTTCGGTGGCGCTCGTAGTTGATTACGTCATCGACTAATCGGGAGTAACCAATGACAGTCCGGTATATCGGTACTGCCGACACCGGCTCCGTCTTGGCTGATGGGGACGTTGTTGGCGCCGCAAGCGGCGGCACGTTGGCAGGCGGCCAGCTTTTGCAGGTTGTCTTCGATGACGCCACCTACACGGGTCAGGAAGGTAAGCAGCGTTTGCTGAATAACCTGATCCGCATCGTGGCCCGCATCGAACAAGCGAAGACGTGGCCCATCGATAGCACTTCATAAGGTGCGCTCATGGGCCACGCCCGAGACTTCATGGAACATGCCGTGAAACCTAGCCACCGGGGGTTATTCACCCAGAAGGCTAAGGAGCACGGCATGTCCGTGCATGCTTACGCAGAAAAAGAACGCGGTGCCAAAGGCAAGCTCGGGAAAGAAGCGCGATTTGCGCTGCTTGGCGAAAGGGTAAGTAAATGACCGTCAATCCGACCATCAATAGCGATTACCGCTTCGCCCGCGTATCTTGGACGCTTACCAGCGGTCAGACTGGCACGGCGCAGAACATGCCCGGCTGGCGCCTGCGTTCTATTGTTACGTCGGGTGCCTTCGGTGGTGCTATCACTGTGATGGCGGCCAACGATGACGCGCACGCAAACGCGGCCGGATTGAAGGACCGCGGCGGCTCCGCCATCAGCGACACTGCGGCCGCGTTTCATGGCATCCCCGAAGATGCACAATTTATCTGGCCGGTAGCGGCGACGGGCGCGGCTGCGACAATCGACGCCTACTACACTCGTTAATAGGAGCGGCCCATGAGTGCCGTTTCCTCAGTCACGATCGCAAATCGGGCTTTGCAGCGGCTTGGTGCGACCCGTATTTCGTCGCTCGACCAGAACCATCCGAACGCGCGCAGCATAAACGCCATGTACGACACAACGCGGCGCCGCTTGCTGCGCTTGTACGCATGGGGTTTCTCAAAGATGCGTGCCAGCATCGCCGCCGATGCTACGCAGACTGTGTACGGCGAATTAAACCGCTATCCACTACCTAATAATTTCGTGCGCCTTATTCGTGATCCTGGCCCAAGTCCGTCGATCGCCGGGCGTCACGATTGGGAAATTGAAAACGGCTTCATAGTCACTTCTGATGGCTCGCCGCTGCAATTCCGTTACTGCGGCGACGTGACAAACGAGGGGTTGTTTGATCCTCTTTTCGCGGAAGCGTTTGCCTGCACGATGGCATACGAGGCTTGCGAAGAGATCACTGGCAGCAATGAAAAGCGCCAGCTTCTTGCAAAGGACTTGGCGAAGATAATCAAGGAAGCGCGGTTTAGCAACGCCATCGAGCGCGATGCCTCTGTGCCGGTCGAAGACGACTGGATTACCGCCATGCAATTCGACACGGGAGCCGCGTTTATCCCTGGCGAATTGATCTAAGCCGATGGCTACTGCATCCGTAATTCAGCACGCGTTCAATGGCGGCGAATTTTCGCCGCTGTTGCTCGGGCGTCAAGACTTAGAACAATATATGAAGTCGCTTTACACCTGCTTCAATGCGCAGGTGTTGCCGCAGGGCGCGTGGACGCGGCGCCCTGGCTCACTATTCTTATGGAATACGAAATACAGCGGCGCGAAGAAGACGCGCTTGTTGCCGTTCCGTTACTCCATCACGCAAGCCTACTTGATGGAAGTTGGCGACGGTTATACGCGCTTCTATTCTAACCACGGCTTGCTGACTGGCACCGCGCTTACAATCACTGGCATTACGCAAGCCAATCCTGCTGTCATCACTGTAAGTGGTTCCGCGCCTGCAAACGGTACTCGTTTGATCGTGACGGGTATCATGGGCATGACGCAATTGAACAACGTTGAGGTGAAGGTTGCCGGCGCCAGCGGCAGCACCTTCCAGTGTCAGGACGTTTTCGGCAGCAATATCGACAGCACTAATTTCGGCGCTTGGAGTAGCGGCGGCACGGTTGCGCCGATCGTTGAACTTGCGACGCCGTGGGCCGAAGCGGATTTGCCGCTGCTGCGCTGGGCGCAGTCGTCAAACACGCTGTACGTCGTGCATCCTAACTATCAGCCGCAGCTTATCACCCGTACATCAACCTTGGTGTTTACCTGTGGTGGCTTAGTCGCAACCGATGGTCCATATGATGATGTAAACAAGACTAGTACCACGTTTACTGCCAGTGGTACGACAGGCAGCGTCACGCTAACCGCGTCCGCCACAACCGGAGTGAACGGCGGCGCCGGGTTCCAATCCGGCGACGTTGGCCGCTTGGTCCGCATTGGCAATAGCGCAAATCCCGCGACTTCCTGGGGCTACGGCCAGATAACGGCTGTTGCGAGCACAACTAGTGCGACGCTGAATATACTGTCCGCCGTCCCCGGCACCACCGCCGTCACCAATTGGCGGATGGGTGTTTGGAGTAACTACAGCGGTTGGCCGTCTTGCGT